CACCATAGACCCATGCGTCACCATACTGCGATAGGTTTTCATAGTCACAAATATAGCCGCCAAGATCGCCGCTATTCACATTTGAGAAATCTTTTAGTGCGCGTATTCTGTATAGCGTGAATCCCATAAATTCTATGCTATCGCTGTATATAATCTCATACTTTGAGAGTTCTTCTTTTTTCATTTCCTTTTCCTTTCCTTGTATCTCTAGTGTATCACCCCCTACCAGGCAAGTAAAGCCGATAGAGGGTGATATATATTACATCTAATCTTATGAAGCCTCGATACTAGACTGCGCCTGCAATTCCAAAAGGCGCGCCTTAGCCTCCATCATCGCAACCTCTGCCTGCATGCGCTCAGTCTCAGATCGCATTGCTTCTAACTCAAGCTCACGACGTTCACGAATTGCCGCTAATGCTGTTGTGCGGCGCTCTTCGGAAGACCACTCAACAACGCCCGCCAGCTCACGCAAAGCTGTTTTTAGCCACATCTTTTCTGGGTATTTCTGCCACGGTGAGAATTTACTGCGTGCAGTCTGTGACGCATCCATAGCCGCCTGAATACGATCTTTGCCGACCTGCACTACAGGCGATATTCCGCCACCCGCAAGGTCGTTATATTCAACCCACGCGACAGCTTTCACTAGCTGTCCGCGCTCTTCATCAGGTGCGCGCATATATTTAGGTGATTCGTCTACACCCTCTACATACTCGAATTTATCGCCTTCACGTACTGCGATTCGGTGAATGTTCTTCGCATACCCGGCGCGACGGATTAGCTCGACCCACCCTTTATAGCCAATGTCTGCAACAATTTCCCTGCCGCGTGGCACAAAATATATTTCATCCGTACCGGGGGTAAGACCATACCGAGCCGACTTCTGTAGCATTACTGTAAGCTGCAAAGGATCATTCAGCGCCAAAGATACAAGCTTAGGGTCATTCCGGATTACCAATGATGCGGCTGCGAGCCAGTCTAGTACGTCACCTTGCATGTGCTTTGGCATTGCTGCCGCTATAAATTCTTTCTGCGGCTCGATTACTTTCTTTTGCAGGTCGCGTATAGCGATTTGGTTACTTTGTGGGTTGCGTGAGATTTGGTTTTCTGGCTGTGGTTGTACCATTTTCTGTTTCCTGTCTTTCTGAGTGGATGCTTATAGCATTGATTCGTATGCGTGGGTGAAGAATTTTTCTGCTGATTCTTTTGAGCAGGATACTGATTCTTCGTATTCCTGATTTGCCAGCATAGGGCTGTTCGCCTCAGCTAGGATTTCGCCGAATAGCAGATCGCGTATCTCGGATTCTTGCACCTCATAGTCGTCTACTAGGATTACGCGCCCCTGCATGGTTAGTTCAATGTGTGTTGCGGTTGGATCGTCGCGTTCTATTATCAGGTGGAAGCCTACGCCTTCTTTGGTGATTACCCACCCGTGCATGATGCGGTTGCGTACTTCCCAGATGATTTTTCCTTTTTCCATTTTTCTTTCCTTTCGCCATGTAGCTCTTCCTGGCTACACCTCTAGTGTATCACCCTCTACTAACTAAACCAAGCCGATAGGGAGTGAAATAGATTACATTCTATTTGAATACGACGAAAGGTTTACCAGTTCCGCGTGCCTGGCGCTTTGCAATCACGCGCCCATTATAATCAAGCTCTGCAGCCCTGCCCATCTCAACCGACGCCCAATTTTTAGCTATAGCCTCCGTCTGCTTATACAATTTCTTGATCCGTTGGAAGCGCTCAATGCGAACAGCCGCATCATCTGAGGCTATAACCAACGCATCATCAATTTCAGGGTGCAAATCACGGACAGCCTCATATACAGACATATCCCCCTCTTCATCAGAAAAATTAGGTTCTATGCCAGACTCCAAAGATGCCGCAAACTCAGAGCATTCCAGGCGCATACGGTCTACATATTGCTCGTCATACTCAATAACGTATTCACGAAATTGCATTGCTACCAGTGCAGCAACAACACATTTTTTAACGCCGGTGCAAAACATTTGTGCCTGCACCTGCGCGCAATAACCAAGAGGAATACCGTCAGCACCAGAGCCAGGTGCACCCCACTCCATGCCATTCATGGCGGTTTTACACTCTAGTAGCGCTACCACCTCAGGCGATTTTTTGCCAACCTCAGGAATTACTATTATGCGGTCTGGTGTAGCCGTGATAACTTCGCGGCTCCATGCTAGACCATGCGGATTTATCACAGAGTACTCGGGGTGTTGTTGCGCATACCATTTAGCAATAGCATCTTCTAGGATGTGTCCGCGCTGAGAGACTTCACGAGAAGGCGACTGCCCCTCAATATTGCCCACCATTGTGTGCCATAGCGCATACTTTGAAGTGTAGGGGGACACCTTCAATATACCTGCAACCTTTGAGGCGGTAATTTTCTTCATCCATTCTGGGCTTCCTGGCTCGAGTGGCTGCTTTATGGCTTTCTTGCGGAGTTGGTACCATTTCATTTTCTTTTCCTTTCCTTGTATCTCTAGTGTATCACCCTCTACTGACTAAAACAAGCCAGAAGAGGGTGATATGTATCATATTTAATTATGTAGTAGGCTTACTTGTAGTGAGGCAACAGATAAAATCGCCCGTTCTTCATATTCATGATTACTTCCTTTCTCGCCTTGACTTTTCAAAATCCATTCAGCAACACTCGATATGCATATCCTATGTATTCTATCTGCACCAGATTCTTTACTATAAAAATTACGGTTAGAAATCTCATTCAAAGCCAATATAGTTTTATCAGAAAGAGTGTACTTTACCCACCTACGATTTGACATGTCCACGTAGTCTAAAAGCTTCAATGTGTCGTCAATACCGTTTTTAAATGGTGCACGCCAAGCATATTTAATAATATTCCCAATATAAAACGGAAGTTCATAAATGAATGATTCTAGTGAATACCCGCCAATATTTTTGTAGTGGTTAGACATTTGGTCGCCTCCCAACCGCAGCAAGCCTTTCACGCCCAGCAATGCGCTTACGCCTAGCTACAGCCCAATCATCGTAATATTTTTTAGTCAATTCTTGACTGCGAAATTCATTAGGATCAGGATTCTTCTCCCTATATGCACGCAGATTTTGTGAAGCTTGTCGGAGTTTGCACCTCTCGCAATCTGGGTTTATCTTAGATACCTCGATACCGCATTTCACGCATTTACGTTCAGCGGGCGCTTTATACCTAATATCACCCTTGACCTTCCATTTTGCATGCCTATTATTGCATTGCGTACAACCAGGTGTACGCTCTTCACGTGGATTGCCGCATGTTCCGCAGTTGGTTGTGTATTCTTTTCCTGCCATTTTAGATCACCGCCGTTGCTACTAGTTTGAATTGGTGAAATTTTCTGACGTGCGCATCAGATGCTTGAACGATACCTTGATGCGTGCTAATAGGCTTCATGGTTCCGCACACACTGCAATCTGCATACCATTTACCGTCATGTTTCCACGACTTTACTTTGGCTTCATGTGTTATGCCGATCATGAAAACGTTGAAGACTAGACAGAAGTCTTGTATAGCCTGTGCTGTGCTTGCGTCTCGCAGCTTCCCAGTTGCGCCTAGTAAGTCTTCTACAGTGATCGCTGTGAGCTTGCGTGTGCGTTCATTTTCTGCGAGCTTCTTGGGTAAAGAGAACTTTTTACGGGTCGCGTCTGGCTTGAGTGCCTTTAGTGTGCGCGAGTGCCCTTGTTCGTTGAAAAACATTTCGTCAATATCTTTTGCCACCAGGTAGCTTTTGCCGTCAAGTTCTGTGATTACTCGCAGGGTTTTTCCTGTGATCCTGTTTTGGAGTAGGTATCCTACTGTCATTTCCTTTTTCCTTTCCTTGTACTTCTAGTACATCACCACCTACCTGGCAAGTAAAGCCGGTAGAGGGTGAAATAAGTCACTAATTATATCTGGCGTTCGACCATGCCGCTACATCCTGTGGGTCAAAAAGCCGGTCATTGCCAGAAGTCCTAAAAGGCTTCAGCTTACCAGCACTGCACGCCTTACGCACGCCATTTGGTGTCATTTCCTCCATCTCGGCGACCTCTCGCACGGTCAGTAGGGTGCTAATAATATTCTCCGGGTTATCAGGCGAAATCATTTCACGGATGCGGTCAACTTCGTCATGCAGGTCTTCGAGATGCCCAATATTCTTATCTGTGAGTTCATCAGCAAGCATCTGAATATTCTTGAGTGCGATCCGCATATCCTGTAAATCTGACATTATTGCTTCCTTTCGTATGGGCTAAAAAATATTTCAAGCCTCGGGTTTTCTTTGTCAGTCCCTCCGTGGTGGAGGTGTGCGCCATCCAGGTACTCGAATGAGTCATCTGGTAGAATCCCAGCATCTACCATTCCGTCTATTATTGCTTTAGCTGTGGGGTAGTAATTGCCAGGGTCGTAGCGCCCGGCGCGCGGGCGGTAAATATACACATCACATGTGACCGGTGGCTCTAAAGGTGGTGAGTCTTTCACTGACTCATAACCTGCCTGTCGCCAGTATTTGGATGATTTCTGCCTAGTGCGCCAATGCTCAGACATTAGCTTATTTATCGACAGCAGCGGGTGGCTATCCGGTATCTCAATGACTACTTTCATTAGGATACTTTACGCGTGGATACTTCGTAGTCCTTGACTATACAAAATTCATTGCCAACGTATGCGCGGTACACAGCCACCTCGACTAGGGCTAGATCATGTCCGTATGGTACTAACTCAGCCAAACCTTTAGCAAGATACTTCTCCAAGGACTTGATAATTTCTTGGTGCCCAACTAGCATCTGCTGCCAGTACTCGGATGATTCGAACACGGTGCCGTCTTTGACCTGCACTCGCGCAAGCCCATTCTTTATGAATCTTTCGGTGGCTTCTACTACCTTCTTGCCACTCTCAGAGTCTTTCACAAAGGGCATGTCTTCCAGTAGCTCAACCCATGCAGCTTTTTCGTCTTGGTGGTAGGTTAGGCTGATTGCGCCTTCGAGTGTTTCGCTCATTTTCTTCTTTCCTTTCGTTTGATACCTCAAGTGTATCATGCAATACCAGCAATGCAAAGCTGATTTCACATGAGGTGCATCACATATTCTCTAGCGCTCGCATCTGCCTATCACGCTCACTCTCCTGAGAAGCATAATACAAATGCCCCCCAGTACCACCATTGCCAATACCACGCATCATACCCACAACCTCAGGCGGAGGCGCAATACTCACACGCTCAACAGGCATCGGCGGCATTTCCAAGCGCTCTATCTGCATCTCAGAACGCACAAAATCAGGGACATTAGCATACGCCCGCTCCCATGCCTCAAAAACACGTAGTGCAGTCTCCCAGTCTTGCTTGTCTTCGATTTCAAAAGATTTGAACTTGGCTGCGAGACGCGAGCATCTCCCAAGCGCACTGTCAATCTCAGATTTCATCTCCTGCCAGGTCTCAAGAATGTCACCGGGCTGCAGGATAGAGATACGCCGCTTCGAGTAGAGGCGCTTCTGTACCTCGCGTGCGTACTTGTCTGGCACCTCTGCGCAAATCTCAGCCCATACGGACAGGATTTCATCAGGTAGTGGCTTTAAGCGCTGATCTAGCCCGGTGGCGATCGTGTAGAGCGCTCGCATTGTGTTTAGTTCCACTGGGTAATTTCCTTTCGATTTTCTTCAAAGCGCTGTGCGGCGATTTGCGGGGCGTTTTTTAGTGCGGACAGGTCGTAACCCATTTGGGCGGCTTTTTGCTCCCATTCGGTCATCTGTGGCTTCCGAGAGGGGAATACTGCCTCTAGGTCGTCCTCCCATCCGCGACGATTGAGCCAAGTGCATGGATGTGGGACATATTTCAGTTCGGTACCGCTCTGTGCGAATTCGGATGCGTATGCCCGCATGCCGTCGATAGCGTCCTGAGACTCACCACGTCGCTCTACAGCCCTCCAGGCGCGTTCTGCCGCCTTTTTTCCTACCCGCCTGGGAACTAGTGCCCAAAACACTTCAAAGTCGCTTAGAGTGGCGTTCTGTGGCTTCTGAGGGGCATTAGCGTTGGATGCCTGGACTACCTTGTCAGCTTTTCGCCAATGCTGCTGAGTGTCAGGTTTGATTTCCAATATCGAATCAGTTCCGAGTTCATCACAATCAGTGAGCGCGCCAGCGCGTAGCGGCTCTGTGACCTGAGCCACCTCAGTGTCATGGGGGACTATAGGGGGTAAATTAGTATTATTAATAACTTTAGTATTAAGAGGAGTATGCAGCGAAACCGTCGACGGTTCAACCGCTGTCGGTAAACCTGACAACGGCTCACTATGTGAGACACCCGGGAGCTTCGCAACCATGATCGAAGAACCAAATTTGCCGCCCTCGCGAGACTGTGAAATCTCCAGATACCCGAGCTTTTGCAATTCGTCGATTAGAGATTTCACCCCCATGCGCCCCATAGGTGATGCCTCGATTAATTCTTGGCGTGAGAGTGAGTATCCAGGTTTCTGTGAAACGATAAACGCCATAAGCCCGCGTGCACCCCATGAAAGCCTTGAATCGCGCAGGATTTGGTTTGGGATCATGGTGAATGAGTGTTGGTAGTCGAAGTGGTGTATAATATTCACCGGGACATCCTTTCTGTTTCTTATTTTCCTTTCCGGAATTGCCTCCGCGGCTTTCGCCTCGGGGGCTTTTTCGTTATCCAGTATATCACATTAGTGTATGGTGCTACACCAGATATATGCGTGACAATAAACACACAAAAACAGCTTGCACACAGACCCCATGTAATGCCATGATTAAATACATGAAATACATTCTTATTCACGCCGACACATTCGAGCACCTGGCACAAAAGCTCACCAAAACATTCCGACAGCACGGCAAGTACTGCTCATACGCAACAGCCAAGAAAGTTGCTGAAAAGTACACCACAATCGCAGGAAACGGCATCCACGCTAAACAGCGAGGGTACGCACGAGCAATGAAATTCATCCTGCACACATCACTCGACAACCTAATATCTGATCTGCGATACGAAATCGCACAACAGAAAGTAGTGAAATTCGATGCGTAAAATCAGCCTACAACCAGCAGTAAGTGAAGATGGTGCTGTTGAGGTAAACCCAGCAGACACGACAACCCTAACAGCTGAAGAGCATACACGCCTAGAAAGCGCTTTGAAAGAGCTAACTTTCCTAAAGTCATACTCTAGCCGCCTAACCATCCGTCTGGCTTCCTGGGATGCCGTAGAAGCTGCTTTCGATGGTGAGAGAGTGCGAGTCGTGCCGGATGAAACTAAAAATCCAGATAAATATGCAGAAATCCTATTCTCGATCGGAGAAGAAAATGAGTAGCAAGACGATTCTGCACCATGTAGTCACTGTGCACATTATCGAAGATACGGCGGCACTAAATACATCTCGGCTCTCGCAAGCGGCTTTCAAAAATGCTTACGCACAGTATGCAGCGATAGCCAAAGAGCTAGACGAATATGACATGCCACTCACGGATAAGCTCGTATGGCGCACACAGCGTGTAGAAGACCTTGTAGACAAGGCGCTAAAGCGATACGGTATGCGTGTAGCACGAAGCAAAACCGCCATAGAGTCGCTTAATAGCAAGAAAGGCTATTTAGCCCTGCATATTACCCTGGAAGAAGCGAAAGGTGAGTAGTAAACACAAGCCGCCATATTTGCTATTTCGTTTCGATCATAAAGAGCTTGTGGTGCTTTACAGGCGCAAGCCAGATAAAGACAGGCTCATATACACATTCCGTAGGTTAGCTAGTGGTGCTGTCGAAATATTCACTCGACGAGGCGACATGAGAAACAAGCCTATAGCAGCAGCAACGTTTGAACTTCCGGAGGAAAACATAGCGAATGCCATAGTTACAATGACTGGTGCTAGTAGATATGTTGATATTCTCAGCGCATTGCCTTGGGAGGCTGATGTTATTGAGGGCTTGCCTGTTGATGTAGATACGCTGATTCGGGAGCGTATTCCTGGATACTATAACTAAATATGACACATATCACCCCCTATCGCGTTGCTTTGGCTGGTAGGGGGTGATACACTAGAGATACAAGGAAAGGAAAAGGAAATGAAAAAAGCAATCATCACCGCAATAATCATTAGCGCAGTAGTCATAGCAGCATCAGTAATCGTATGCACCCCAACCCTAAGCATCATGGAGTTCGATGCAGAACAAATGGCATACGGAATCTTCGCAATGGCAGCCGCAGCACTAGCCGCTCGCGAATACGTCGCATGGAACACTCGAAAGGAAAAGAAATAATGAAAATCACCGAATACTGCTACAACCTACTAGTAGGCATGTGCATGCTCCTGTTCATCGGCTTCACTATCGCCGCAATATTCGTCAACTACTTTGCAGCATTGCCCGCGATCCTGTTCTTCGTAATCCTAAAACTCACACTCTAGAAAGGCACTCTAATGAAAATCACCAAAAACATTGCAACATTCAGCTGGGTAATGCTCGGGCTATCCGCATTCCTGCTATGCGTAAACATCCTAGCTGCAATGGTAGGAGAAACGCTCTACGCAGACATGCCATACGTTGCAGGATGTGCAGTAATCGGCATTGCACTAATTATCCCGCACGCATTAGCTACATATATGAGCCATAAATCACAGCGAATTGAGTACCAGGACGTAAAATTATCTGATATACTGGAATTGTAAACAAGAAAAATACTACATATAATGGATTCAAGTATTGTTTTCTGGTTTCCGGACAAAACAATAACCCCCGCACCTAATTCATGTGGCAGGTGCGGGGGTTATTACTATCCCTAGCGGGCTACAGAATCACTCGGAAACTGATCCTCAATCTCGTCAACCCAACCAACACGCGGATCGTAAATCTGCCCCGGTGCGCCGCCCTCAGGTGCGCCTTCCTCACCGTAGCGGTACTGGCGACCACCAAGAGCTTCCTTCTCCCACTGCTCACGCATAGAATCAGCAGGGTTCGGATTCACCTCAGACACATGTTCAGGTGCAGGTTCGCTGACAACACCGCGAGAGATAGCTTCCAAAGCCTCGTAGAAATCAACAGCCCCTACAGCCTTGGAAACAGCTTCACTAACATGCGAATCAACAGCATCAGACACAATACCCTCAGTATGAGCCTTTTCACCAACCGCATTGCGACCAAAGAAGTACGCAGTAGCGCCAAGGATCAGGGTAGAAATAGCCGCCTGGACTTCACCGGGCAGTTCGACACCAAAACGACCAGCAATGAAGACGAGAATAGTCATAACAGCGCCAACCATAGCAACACCCATAGTTGCGGTCTTAGTCACGTTTCCTGCGTAGCGTTCATTGTTCATAATATTCTTCCTTTTCTTTAGATCTAGTTAGGAAATTCTCGGTACATGGTCTGAGCGTCCTTATCGAACTCAGCCTTACGTGCTTCCGCCTGGATAGATTCATCATACCCTAGAAGCTTACGCAGACCGGCAGACAATGAACCATCCTTCATGCGGTGCGGGATACCTACGCGGAACTGGTTAAAGAGCACCTTAACCATGCGGACACCTGCCCAGGTATTTTGGTCTACTTCACGCACTATCTCGGATAGTGTACGGTTACCCCACTCGGGGCGACGTGTAGTAAAAACAACTTCTTCAAGTTCTTGCTTGGTTGCCATATCAAACCAATCTTTCTGAGAGCTACCGCCCCCGTTGTAGTATTGCATTGCGCGGCGCGTCATCTCGCCCTTACTCCACGTACCAGAGCACTCGGTAGAGAACCAGTCCCTATGCTCGGTAAGCGGGATAATGCGTCCCTGTTCGCGCCAAATGTCAGCGATACGCTCAGCAACAGTATTCATGTCACCCTCAGACATGCGCGGGTTACATTCCAAAGTGATAGACTGTGCGTTACCCTTGGCGTTACCATTCGCCCAAGCCGCTGCAGAATGATCCACAATACAGCCCACAATGCCATCAGAGATAACCTCATGAGCACTCGTACCAACAGTAGGCGAGTCACAGAAGAACGCCATCACCTGCTCCCACGTCTGCCCCCACTCAGGCTTACCCCACCAATGCAGAGTAATATTCGAGATAACACGCGGGTAACCAAAAGTCGCCTGGACAAGGTAGCCCGGCGTGAAATTCTTAGCATCACGGTTAGTCACAAATTTGTATGCCACTACTAACCTCCTCTCTTAGCGGCACGCACAACCGGCAAAACACCAGTCTGCGCCAACAATATATTATCAACCCTTTCACGCTCATGCCGCATCTCAGTACGCACACCCTCAAGATGCGTGCGCAGCTGAGAATGCTCTTTCAAGCCATCAGAGATAGCCTTGCTCAATTCGCGTTGCTTATCGCCCTGGCGTGACTGCTCAGCCAGTATAAGGTCTAGCCGGTCTCGCATATCGTCCATGTCGTCACGCAAATTAGTTCCGTGATCGTTTTTTACCTGATGCTTAGCTATCTCAACATCTTTGCTGACGACGTGCACTTTCTCTCCAACAGTGCTAACCTGCTCAGACAGCGTAGATAGCTTGCTGCTAACAGCTTTGTAAATATATATTCCTGTCATACCTGATATGACTATCGCGGCAGACATGATAACGAGCGCATCCACCACAGGATGCCCAGTTTTAGGCAATTCAATGTTCACCCATATTCCCCCTTTTTTTTTGTCGCCTGAATTATACCGCTAAAACATGGGAATACTTGAATAAAAAACTGCACCCGCACTAAACATATAGTGCAGGTGCAGCATATACTCAAGGTAAGCTATGATGCATCATAAAACACACCTGTAATCTCACCCCAAGTACCACCGTGCAGCTCAATACCAGAGCTAGACCGCAAATCGGAATAAGGGAACCACTGTAGACGCTCATACGAACCATCAGCACGGATAACAGAGTAAACCATGCTATTACCCTCATGCTTCAACTCAATACCCTTATCCCCAGGCTTCACATCACGAATCTCATAACCGCGAGACTCAGTATTCGACCAGCGCATATTATACCCAAACGTAGCGTTGATATATTCGCGCCCGATACCATCAGCTTTAGGTGCAGTAGAAACAGAACGCTTCTCAATAGCGATAGCCGACCGCTCCCACGTGTCACCGCCACCGTTAGTAGAAGCCTCATTCTTCGGACCCTCACCAGTCCACGAAATGACAGCATACGAACCATCATTCGTGAGCAATCCAGACGGTGACGCAAGATACTGCTTCTGAATCTTAGGGTTATTAGGCGCTTCCAGCGGCTCACCTGTCTTACTAGACACAGGGTACTCAAAAGACTTCACCTTACCATCCGGCGTTTTTAAACCAGGTGCCCAGAAATACTCACGCAACACACCAGTTTTATAGTCGCCGTCCTTCCAGCCAGTGTGCGCCCATGTGAATATCCACTGGATAGGCTTCTCACCCGGCTTAGGCGCATCAGCAACCTGATAGCTCAACTGAGCCCAAGCAGAGTGCTTATCACCCTTCACGGTGCGAACCTGGATGATACCAGACTGCCCAGGCTGAGCCGTGAATACATGCCCAGGATTAGCAGGTGCAGGTGAAGACCCGTCAATAGCGATCTGGTACCCAGTAGCACCAGTAACAGTATCCCAAGTAACCGTCAAGCTTGTGCCACTAGCCTCAACCCGCAGGTTAGCTGGCAGTGGAACATTATCAGCATCCGCTACATGCTCACCGTTACCGCCCGCTTGTTCTCTTCAACCGTAGAAAACGGGTACGATACCGTACAAATGGTCGCCTGCACGCACCAGAATAACCAGCCCACTAGCAGGGGCAGCACCATTCTTAGTCTGCCAAGTCACGCCAGCCGGGTGAGTAACATTACTAAGAAGGAAGAACCAGGCAATGTCTGTATCCTCAGGGAGGGAATACGCACGATTATTCACGATCTGAACAGTCTCCAACCGAGAAACGCGCTGCTCAAATGGTAGAACGCCCTTCACCCACGATTTCGTGTCCTGAACAACCCAATCAGAGGGCGCATGATCGTAAGGGTTTTCTTCTGGTTCATCCTCGCTACCTGAACCTACACGGAAAATCTGATCTGTCGCGTACAAGTGCCCAATGTTGAACTTCTCAGCAGTCGCAAACACGGCATCAATATTGTCTTTAGTGACACCATGAATAACATGCCAAAACCGCCACGAAGGCATAGTCTTATAGTGGTCTGGGTGAATAAACTTCGTTTCCGGGTCAATATATTTCGACGCGGACGACTCATAAGTGATAGCCACATCACAGGCATTCATCATCTCAGGCACGGTATTAGAACCAGGATTAATAACGATCAAAACATCCTGCCCAAGTTCCTGCTTTAGACGCAGATACAGGCGCTTGTACCAGGGGATAACCTTCTTCTGACTATCAGACCAACCGTTAGGTGCCTCGTCAATAAAAATTGCAACCTTTTTGATCTTATCTTCGCCCTTGTACCATGCAACAATATTCTTTGCCTGCTGCACGATCCTGTCAAAGGTCGCACGCTCGACCTTATCCATTGTCACGTTCAGATTTTTGCGCACCTCTTCACGATACGCTGCGTCTGCTTCCTCAGCCATAGCACCGAAACGTGAAGACAAGTAGAAAGCGCACCATTTCGCGCCAGCAGCCTCAGCGAGCATACCCTGCTTCAGAAAGTTATCGTCTACAGCATCTCCCCATTCACCAGATGCCTTATCCAGGACAACGATACCGAGAGAGGAACCAGTATTTAGCAGCTTGCGCCACTCTGACCCTTTCTGTGTGTTCTCGTTCCAGAAGTCAGGCCACCAATATGATGTAGCAGATATATTCCGGTCAGCAAACCCATAATTTTTATCACCAACACCAAGCTCACGCACAGTATTAGCGACAATATTAGGTATTTTTGAATTATAATCACGGGCTATATCAGTCTTAGCGGCATCTATCTTACCGTCAATCGTCTGATCTACAGAGCCCAGCGTCTCAGACACGATACTAGTCCGTGCCTGTTCGATACCTTCACTGATTTTCGTGTCAATAGTGCTACCGACAGACTCGGTTGCAGCCTTTACAATGTCGCCCTTAGCCTGCGTGATACCATCGCTAATCTTCGCAGGCAGGGCGCTAGTCACAGACTCAGTAGCCGCCTGCACAATACCAGGCTTAGCCGCCTCAATCTTAGAATCAATCTCAGAGCCAGCGGTGCGGAGAATATTCCCCTTCAACACCTGCGACTTAGACTCAAAAGCCGACTCAATCTTAGTGGTAACAACAGACTCTATCTTCCCGTCAATAGACGAATTGACAGACTGCACCACCTCATCCTTGATAGACGCAGATTTTTCTGTAATTACAGAAGAAACCTTAGCCTCAATCGTAGGGGTCACACGCTCGTCAATCTGACGGGTAATCTCACTACCAGCCGCCGCCTGCACAGCCGTAGGCAACTTCTCAGACAGCTGCGACTCAACCACAGTAGCCGTCTGAGACTGAATCATCCCAGGCACAGTAGCCTGAATACGCCCATCAGCCACCGCCCCAGCATGCTCACGCACACCAGACTCAACAGCCGCAGGGATAGTTGTAGACACAACCGGCGCAATAGCATCAGCCACAGCAGACTGCACACTATCTTTAGCCGCCTGCACAGCCTCAGATTTCACCCCAGCAACCTTATCGGTTGCGGCTTGCTCTGCCGCCTGCACAGCAGCAGACCGAATCTCAGTCTTTGCCTCGGTCACCTTCTCGGTAGCCACCTGCTCAGCAACCGCACGAGCAGACGCAAGTGGGCGACCCGTAAGCGCCCCGCTCTCGTCCGCAATCACAATACGGTTCAAACCGCTAATAGCCATAATTAGACCTCCTCAATTCGGGCAGTGCCGTCACCATTATCTACCACGCGGTAGTCACGCGGCGACCCTCCGCCGCCCTGCTCAACATTCCGCACATTACCGCGACGGTAAGGTGCAGCAAAAATCTCTGCAATATCCAACGCATCACCAGCCTGCACAGTAAACACAACCGGGTCACGCGGGATAACACCACCATCAGTATAAAGACGTGCGTGCGCCTCCCACGACCACCAAGTCGGTGCATCCTGCCCAGCATCAGGTGCCAGCAAGCGAATATCACGCTCACCCTCATACGACATGTACCCACTAGAATCCAGATCAGCCGTCACCTCAACAGGCAGGGCAGTCGCCGACCCAGACACCACCAGGCTAGTAGGGCGAAAAATAATCTTTCCACGAAGCGGGCGAGCATTCCCACCCACAGGCGCAGCAGGATTCAAAAACCTACCGCGAACAGTCGCATATCCCATGCTATTATCTCCATTCTTTAGTAGACACGACACGTAAGCCGCGTCTGGTTTTCCGCTGGGACGTGAGTAACCCCAGTAATAATGACATTCAGATTACCGCCGCTAGGCAACTCGACGGTATATGTCTCACCAATTTTAATATCCGGGCGGAAGAAAATGGTAAGACTCGGAATCTGAATACTCGACTTCGCCATAGTAGCTATATCCTGCGCTATCTTATGCGCATTATTCTGAGTGTCACCCCAGCAATTAATATCCAGCTCAAGAGCAGGCATCTTATCGGATATGGGCAGATCGAATCTCGCAACGTTCCGGTTCTTGCTGAAATCAATCTTTAGACCGCCACGAATAATAGGGGTAGGCTTGCCCGCCAAGTCTTCCTGCATGCCTTTAGCCTCACGCTGCGTAGGAAGGCGCGCCTGGAGAGATGTGTTACTTTGCAGGTTCCGCTCGTGTAGCACCCACTGCCAAGGGGTAATATCGTCCACATATTGCTCGAATTTCCCCTCTATCATACCGGATTCCCAAATAAATTCTCCCACGGAACCGTTATAGAGTTTCTTCATATGCCGATCAAATTCAGGGTCTGTGCCGTAATTCGGGATTGAGTTTATAGTGAAAAGATAGAAGAAATCGTAGTTTAGTACTGTGTCTGTCTCAAACCACTCCTCAGTATCGGAAGGTGAGAACCAAGTCGTGCGCCGCTCCCCTGGCTCCAAGCTACCACCTGAACCCTGCCAAAAAACAACAGGCGCATCATTCCCTTTCGCACCCATACGCGACCACTCCGCGATATTGTACGAAATGTTTACAGACGATGTCAGTTTAGCCGAATCTTGTACCACATCACAGCTGATTATTTCGTCAGCATCAATACGCATAGTAGGCTTATTCTTTATGAGACGCGGCACATTCACAATATTTAACGTACCGTCAGCGTCATGCCACATCATGCACGAAAAATACTCTGCAACCTCTTCAAGCACTTCCTTAGCTACACGTCCACGCACAGACCGCGTAAAATCAAGAGAAATCGCATGATCGGGCGGCGCCACACGGGCTAGAGTGCGCTCTTGGAAAGGTAAATCACCATTCAGCAGAAGCACATCCGCGATATGCCCGCCCTGCGCCGCGTAAATCTCAACAGCGTACAGGTTCCCACCATCACGCAGACGCGTATCAGGCAGACTACCCAACGCGTACTCACCGTTCTCTTGGTCTACACGCCACTTATTGCCCTCTATCTTCAGCTCGAAACGTGCACCAGGTGCAAGCTTCATACCCTTCTCGACAGTATCCAGTGCGATAGACCCATCAGCAAGGATGCCAAAGCGCGCAGCATCCTTAGCGCCACCCTTTTCGCAATAGATATTGATCCAGGTGTCACCAGACCGACCAAAGCTATTTTTGCCGCGCAAGATCAGCGGGCGACCCTTAGAATACGTCTTATTATGCCCCTCAGCAGTCTCATAAGTTGCATGCCCACGAGTCAGATATGATGTACCCTCACCAAAATAGAAAGCAAAAGACGGAGACCCAGTGTCACCCCATTTCGACCCTCCGGATGCGCCGATAAGCTGCCCATGCCCGCGCCGCCAATTACACATGAAAGACCCCTGCAACGGGGCATAGAGGAGTACCTGCCTATTCTCGTATACAGGCAGTTTAGACTTTGCGGCAGGCGAGTAACCGCATTGCTCCAAAATATCCCAGATAAAGTATGATAGCGATACAGCAGGGTAGAAACGCCCATTATCTGTGCGGCGGCGACCAGGCATAACATAAGCAAGCGGAAGCACCTCAACGACTTTAGACAGGTTGTCGATATAGTCAACACACTCAGTCACAAGCCCGCCAGTAGTGGAGTCGATCTTATTGGAAGACACACGCCCGGTAAACACCTTGCTGTAGTACTGTCGATTACTAGACGCTGGCGATTTATGCAGGTAAATCTCAACCTTGTCGCCCAAGTATGGGATACTGTATTTATCAGCAAAATCAGGGCGATCTGCAGAAACAGACATGCTAACAAAATCAGGGGTAGCACCCATCGGTATATCCCAGGTGATAGTCGCGCCCGAGTTGGAGAAGCCGTCATTTGTAGCGAGCCTGCCCGCTGCGTCCTTGGAGGCTGCCTGGTGGATAGTCACCTCATGCATGCCCTTATCGACACCATCTACACGGATAGATGCGTTGATAACGGTGACGCCGTGCTTAGCTATCTCATTTTCTGTTTTTATTACCTGTGGTGGCGGAAAATCAGACCTCACTACACTACCTTTCCTCTACCTGCCCCTACCTCAATGAATTTACACTGATACTCGTATATCGGGGGTAGCCCTTGCATACCGCGTAGCTTCTGCGAAGACAGTTCAGTCAGCGCAACATTCTGTATGCACCTACCTGGAGTCCATGGCTTCATATCCCTACCAGTAGTCAGGCATGGGTAACCCACATCACCTTTTATGGCGGTTACGGAAATGTGGGTAGGGTTATTCTCAGGCACGAACCAAATCGATTTGCGAGTAGGGTAAATACCATCAGCGCCAGAACGCTCAAGAGTATATGTCGCATTCTTATTACCCGACATCAGCCAATGAATCTGAATAGAAGACCCAGGAGACAGCACAGCACTAAAATTATATTCCTGCCTACCAAAAGGCATGGGCTGCTGCTCCACAATACGAACCTGTGACTTTATCGTGTACAAGTCACGATAAAAAACAGTTTCATCATTCTCTTCAAAATCGCCACCAGCGCGCACAGCACCACCATTCACCGACGCTGGAAGCATTATAGAATCACGCTCAGTAAGCAGGTTCTCAACCTGCGCACCAGCAGGAAAGATAGTCATCGGATAGTAAGTGCTCAGGCTATTCACATCATATGCGGCATTCATGAGCATCATCTCAATCTTCTCATGCTCGCGACCTGCCACACGGAAAGTCATTGAAAAATCCTTCAATGCTTGCGGGCGACCATAGAAAGAGAACCTGCGCGCACCAGTGGCAGACTGTTGTACCTGGCGGTTAGCGAACGAGTAGTTCACCTGCTCTGTAGAGCCGCCCCGCACCTGCATAAAAGAGGCTTGCTGCCCAATCATCATAGGGTACGAACTCAAGGGTTTTACCTCCGCGCTTGCAAAGTTGTTGAAAGCATTGTGCCGTAGAATTGGCGCCCATCAATATTCACCATAGGTCGCCAATTCGACAGCGCCTCGACTATCTGATTATACAGGTCAGGCGCCTGGGTAGGTGCGACAAATTCACGCCGCCCAGACACATGCCCGCCCGCGGAGAAGCCGCGCACAAAATCACCCGAATTGATACGCTCCAACAAGCCACGGTGCCTACGGGTAGCATCAGCATTCACAATGAACTCACCAGACCGCACCATGAGCGGCGTGCCAGCATCAGTAACCGCAGGCACATTATCAGTCCAACGGGACAACGGCTCACGCCCAGGGATAAGACCACCAGAAGCGAAGCCAGGAACCATGCCGCCACGTGCACGAGGCGCACGCCATTTCATCATGTGCCCGCTACCGCTAGATTCCTCATTAAAAGTTGTTCTAACGACGCGTAGCTCAGTCGTTTTTGTGCGCGGAATCTGAGCCAGATTCGACCGGTAAGAATTCACGTTAGCGTTAGCCTGCCCAGTCCTTGCGACAGCGGTCGTATCAGTATGCTTAGGAACCTTGAAGGTATTATTAATCATGTCGAGCAAGGCGTTATTAGCCTGCCCAGTATGAGCTTTCGCGTTGATGTCAATATCCTTGTCGGCAGCATCCCCAACCTCACGCAAATACTTGAGCTTACCCGTAGCCGCATCAACACCAAAAACCTGTGTGCCGATAGTCACTTCACGCGGCATACGCTCAATATCATTATTCAGCGAAGTCATTACACGCGCGGCTGTAGTGTCAGCCCACGTATCAATCGACACACGATCAGGAATAGCATAAATAGAGTGGATAAGCTGCTCAGCCTCATCCGAGGTCAAACCCATCTGCAACGCAGACTGACGCAACGTATCAATCACACCGTGAATATGATTACGCACAGCATCATAGTCACCACCCTGACGAGCAACCGCAGACGACGCCTGAATACCTTCCTGCGCCATCTTCGCAAAAGCATCATTTAGTTTCTGCCCAGCTTTAGTGGTCTGATCGAATGTCTTCGTCTGCCCATCATACGCAGCAGAGTTCTTCTGAATAGCCTCAGACAGGTCATCCATAGACTTGTAGTAATCAGCCATGCTCTTAGTCGAGTCAGCAAACCCGCCCGCGAGCATCTTCAAGCCCTTGTCAAGGTCTTCAACAGCCGAGCCGGCTCCCTCAACCCACTTAGCCATCTCCTGAGCTTCACCAGAAAGCCCCTGCATAGCGGCAGAGCCTTCGTCAAGCGAGTTCTTCTGAACCTCAAGAGAGTGCTTCAACTCGTCCTGCGCACGTGCAGCCTCTTGTAGCTTTGGCGGGTACTCGCCAAGCATGACCTGGTATTTCTCTTCATCAGTCAGAGACACGTTTAGGGAGGATGCGTAGTTCTCGACTGCTTCTTTCAGCTTCGGGAATGCCTGCATATACTCTTGGGCTGTGTACTTCGCTCGCCCCTGTGCCTCAGATGCCGCGTCAGTTTCACGAACAATCGACTGGAAGAACTTCTCAGCCTCACCACGGTTCTCAGTGTAGAGACCGCCTAGCGCTTCATCAAGGCTGGCTACAGACTCTTTCAGAGCGTCCGCCCCAACCTTCGCGCCAGCCGTGTGCGAGACCCATTGTGAGAACCCTTCCAGAGCGTCACCAGAATCAGCTTTCAGTTTCACAAGTGCTTCACCCAAGCCGTTTACCTTGGGTACCTGGTCTTCCAACCCGAGGAAAGCCCAGGTTGCTTTGCCGCCCATGTCTTTGAATTTTTGGTTTACCTGGTCTAGGTTGCCGCCAGTGCCTTTCAGTGCAGCATTCATGGCATCGAGTGATGGTGCCTTGTACTCAGTGTTCGCTGCGCTAACGAAGAGTACGATTCCTTCTGCGGCGAGCGCTGCGGTACCGGCGATCTTGCCTAGGGTTGCGCCGAGCCTGCCGAGCTTTGAGCCTGATGCTGCGGCGGCTGCGCCTTCTGTTGATGCGGCAAGCTCTTTCGTGGAAGCAGAGGCAGTGCGGGCAGACACAGAGAATGAAGCCAGTGTTGCTTTCATGGTCTGGTATGCGGTGATGAATTTAGCTGCTGCAGCTACACCAAGCAAGGCAACACCTGTGAGACCGACCACGGTGAGGTTCACTGCGAGGAATGACGGCGGCAGCTTACCCATGAAATCAAGCAGACCGGTCGCCATCTGCACGAGTCCACGAAAGAAATCAGACAGACCACCAGACGAGCTAAGGATGATGGTATCAATCGCGCCGCCGAGCTTCTCAATATCGCCAGCAAGGTTATTCTGCTGGATAGCAGCCGTAGACGCAGCATAGCCAGCATCATTGGTCTTGTCGATCCAACCCTGAATACCTTCCTGCCCTTGCGTGTAGAGGACGTTAGCGGCACGCACAGCATCAGAACCAAAGATAGTAGCAAGAGCCGCGTCACGCTGAGCAGGGGTAAGGTTCTGCAGGCCACGCTTCAAATCACCAGCAACAGCGGTAATACCCTTGAATTTACCCTCTGCATCATAGAGCGAGATGCCGTACTCATTCATAAGGCCGGCAGCTTCCTTGGAGGGGTTCTGTAGCTTCTGCAGCATGACTTTGAAAGATGTACCAGCATCCGAGCCGACCAAGCCAGCAGACGCGAACGCAGCCAGCGTACCCGTAGTCTCCTCAATAGAAAGACCAGTCTGCGCAGCCACAAGACCCGACTGCTTCAAAGCATAACCAAGGTCACCAACCGAGCCTTGTGCCTTACCAGCACCAGCCGCAAGAAGGTCAGCCACATGCCCAATATCCGAGCCTTTCAACCCGAACTGAGTCATAGCGGTAGCCGCAAGCTCCGCAGCCTCACCAACCTCAATATTACCCGCAGCAGCCAATGCCAAAGCACCATCAAGACCACCAGAGAGAATGTCCTTAGTCTCAACACCCGCCTTAGCCAGCTCCTCGATACCGTTAGCAGCCTCAGACCCAGAGTACTTAGTATCCGCGCCAGCCTTCATAGCCGCCGTGCGCAGCTTCTCCATATTCCCAGCAGTCTCATGCGTAGCAGCCTGCACAGCCGACATAGCCTTATCAAAGTCAGCGTACTGCTTCACTGCATATGCGAAACCAGCCGTAAGAGCCGCACCACCAATACCCGCGCCCGTCGAGATGCTGTCCAGTGCCTCACGGTTCGACAGAATATTCTTCGCCAACGTCCGCGCCTCATTCCCAAGGTCACGGAAATACCCGCCAACACTAGAAACCATAGCCCGCCCACGATCAGCCATAGCCCCAAACGCGCCAGCAACAGAATCCTTAGCACTAGAGAACGCAGCACGAATACCCGTAGTCATAGAGTTGTACATCACAGCAGAACCAAAATTAGAGTTCTTGAACGCATTACCTGCCGCAGACGCAGCAGAAGACACACTAGACCTAACAGCAGACGCATAATCCCGCCACCCAACACTAGCGGTACGTGATGCGTTCTGCATTACACCGGTAATACTGCCGGCACTTGCTTTCGCGGCTTCTGCTGCTTCTCGGTATGCGGCTTTTTCGGCTCGGGTCATGCCGCTGATGATGCCTACGCGTTCGCGTGCTGCGGTTGATGCTGCGGCGGCTGCGGCGCGTCCTGCTTCACGGGCGGCTGCGGCGGCTGATTGGGCGGAGCCTTTGGTTGCTTCGGTTTGTGCTGCTTTGGCTGCGTTGGCTGTTGCTTTGGCTGTTTCGCGTGCTGCTTGTTGTGCTGCGTTGCGTGCACTGTTGGCGGCGGCGGTCACACCGGCGACAAAGTTCTTGGTGTCTGCCCGTAGCTGGATGGTTACGGTTTGTGCTGTGTTTGAGCTTCCGCCACGTGATCGTGAGCCGCCGGTTCGTGCCATGCTATTACTCCTGCTCTTCTTCAGCTAGTTGTTGCTGCCATTCTAACAAGTCCAAATATGCGGGGTCTTCTGTCGCGTCGTATGGTTCTGGGACGAGTATGTCACCTGGGCGTGGCTTGTAGTCTTCGCGCTGGGTGATTTGTTCGACTGCTTCTTTAGCCTTGCAGGTGTATGTTTCAACCTCGAACTGCGTGTGTCCTTCACGGCATTTTTTGCGTGGGTTGCCGCATTCGGGGCATAGTTCTGCTTGGTAGATTTCCCATCCTAGAGCGGCTGTCATGTCGCGGTCTGTCCAGTCACGTGTGCTGTCGCCGAGTAGCATCGCGGATGGGGGTTTGCCCCAGCGGGCGGCTGCACGCATTACGAGTACAGCGCCCGCATTTTCTTCTTCGATTAGGCTATCGGCGACGAAATCGGGGCGACACCTCTAGGGTGGCTTCGGCTGCGCGTGCTTCGCCGTAGGTTGAGAGGCATTTCACGAATTGCCCGCCTAGAGTATCAGCAAGTTTCAGCCATTGTGATGCTGCGAGTGATTGACCTTCGAGTGTTGCGGTGAGCTGGAATACGCGCGCCCACCAAGTCAGGTCTTCGGTGTCTACTTCGTCCTTGCCAGTGTCTTTCTTCCAGTCCGCATTGATTTCTTTCAGCTCAGCATCGTTGAGGACGCGTGTACGGAAAGTAGCAGTCTTAGCGTTAGCAGTAATTTCTTCTACCTGCTCATACAGTGCGGCAAGCTCACCGTCGAGTGATTCTGAGGCTACGGTTTCCATGTCGTCGCTCTCACCCTCGGCACGCAACGCTTCTAGCTTTTCGATCTGCTCTTCTACTTCTGCAAGGTCTGCAACATCGTCAGGGTTCAGTAGTAGGAGCGTTTCGCGGTGCAGCTTGTACTGGTCTGCACCAGACAGCCACTCGGACAAGTTAAAAGCGTTCTCAGCAGTGTTCTTAGCCATTTTGGTTTTATCCCTCATTTGGTGGTGTGATGGGTAAAAAATATTGGGTGTCTCCCCCAACCACCATAGGGGAGACACCCAATATTGTATCACTCACTCACTCAAGACACATTACTATGCTACCACAGAAATGAACTCACGGAAACCAGTCACCTGGCACTTGTGAATGGTACGAATGTAACCAGAGGTACGGTCAGCAGCCTCATTCACAGGGTGCGGCTGGTCGAAGGAGCATGCGTAGATGCTGATTTCGTCGCCCTCTGCGAACGGCTCATAGTAAGGCTTGTTGGTGTGACGGGTGACAACGTAAGCCTCGGTGCCCTTGTTCTTGAGCATCTGAAAAATCTTGTCACGCACCGGGTCGAACTTACCGCCGTTAGCGCCTTCCTGGAAGTAGCGGAAGATAGCGAGTTCGACTTCAGCATTGGACTGACCCCAAGCCTTAGCGTTAGTGTCCTCACACACGGCAGCCATACCGTCGATGGTCTCAGAGTCGGTAGACCCGATCTTGGTTTGAGATTTGATAGCCGCGCACGAAATATCCAAGGCAGTGTTAGCGTTCAGCTCTGCTACCTTGGGCTTGTCCATAGAGACGACACCGCCCATAGGGATAAGCATAAGTTTTAATTTAGCGCCCGCGTAGGTGCGTCCCGGCGAAGAATCAGCCATTGTAGTCCTCCTCAGACTCGTTGATAGTTGTGTATTCTACAGGCTCTGCTGGTTCCTGCTCGCGCTGTGACGGCGGAACCTCAAAACCAAATAGCTCCTGATAGCTGGCTGGCACATATGCGAGACGCTTAGTCTCTGGGTGCACTAGCCACATAAAATTATCCAACATTACCCCCTAGGTATGGTAATAGTGTATGTCAAAGGCGTGTAGAGACGAGCTGGCGTAACCTCTGAATCAGTTAGCATGACCTGCCCTTGTGCTTGCGCAAAGTCCAGGTTAGCGTAAATGTCACCCATAATCTTTGTGGTTGCGAGCCTATCCCGCACAGCATCAGTGAGAGCGTAAAGCTCATGCGTGGTTTGTGCTACACAGGTAACAGTGAAATCCACAGTAAGCGAATCATTGTCAGGTGTGCCGCACAGTCCGACCATGTCCTCATACCCCGCGCCTACACCCATAAAAATAGCCACATACGGCTTGATATGGTTCGGCAGGTACTCAGGCACGGACTCAGGCACGAAGCCCTGGAACACAGACACATTCTCAATACCAGTTAGCGCATGCTCGATAGCTTCCGCAAGGTCAATCGTGATACTCACAGCTCTACCCCCTCAACAATCGCGGCGACCATATCATCCATGCTCGCATCAATAGCCGGGCGCAAGTGTGCGCGCGGTGCCATCTTAGATGTACCGAATTCGACGTATGCGGCGTATGGTGCAGCAGAGATAACATCCGCAGCGTTCTTACCAGCCTTAGCGGCAGTAATATTCGAGCGCAAATACCCGGTACGGACTGGTGCGCGGCGTTTAGCATCGTCCCTAAGGATTTTGCCAGCCGCTAGAACCTCAGAAGAGAAATCATGTCTAGCCGCGACCTGGAATGTGACAGCCAGCTTTTTCAATTCTTCCCAGTCCTGTTGCATCATTTTGCGCCTGCTCTCTGGTTCTGCATCTCACCACAGATAAGGTCAATAGACCCAAGTAAGGAACCTGACATAACCTGCTTCACAATGAAACGCTTACCATGCATACCAGGAATATTCGATGCAGTAACAACCAGTACGTGATTCCGCAGCCCAGCGTGAAGCTCCCACATACGCAACGGCATCTGAACCAGATAATCACGTGTAGCCGCATCCTGCACACTACCAGTCACGTTATCCGCGTAACGGTTCAACTCCTGAATACGGCAAGTCACATCCGTAAACACACGCTTCTCAACCACACCAGCAAGCGGTGCCTTAGGATTCACCGCAGCAGGTGCAAGCACATCAACCATAGCCGTCATACCCTGCTCAACAACAGGCGCAAGACGCAACGACCAATCACGCGGCACAACACGCTGCCTAGAAGTATAGCGAGCCATAACGGCACTCCCCCATCGGCTCAAACCATGCACCCAGCATGGGGTCACCATCATCGTGGATACGGGTAGCCTCGGCATCTAGTGCGTCAGCTTGCGCCCGCAACTCAGCAGCGACAGCCACGCCGTCAACAGACAAATCCTGTGTCGTAATCTTCTTAGACAGCAGGTTTTCATCTGTTGCCATACGCCGCAACAAGCGAGCCGCAACACGACGCACAGTAACCGCCGCGACGCTGGCAGGCTCTAGAGATGCAAGAAGCTCTATGTCCCTGTCAGAGAAAATAGTTTCATGATCGTGAACCTGTTTATCATCGCTCGGTAAATCGTTTACCAGTAGGCGGATCGTGTAAATATCTTCTGCTGTCAGAGACATAGAGCTTACCTTCCTAGTATAGCTTACTTGGTGCCGTCAGATGCGTATGCAGCGTGAGCGAACACAGCAGCCGCACCGGTGACGTGGCGACCACGGTAAGCAATAGTGTCGTCAGAGAAGCCGCCTTCACGTGCATCAATGGCGCTGCCGGTCACGGAGATGCCGGTGTTGTTGCTGATACGCAGGTCAGGGGTTTCATGCCCAACCAGGGTTGCACGCTGGATAGCCGGGTTAGCAGAACCAGCAGCAGGCAGGAGGAACCAGGTAGTGTTCTTCTTGGTGACAGCCGGGTTCAACTGTGCGAGCTGAGGAACAACCGCAATGTCAATGTTCGACGAAAGGAAGTTAGCCGAAACAGTCTCGGAGTTACCGGACTTGGTGCGGATTTCCTTAGCTCCCAGAATCTCACGTGCCTGGACAGCGAGCGCGGACGGAACGACAAGAACCATGCGCTCAACATCAATAGCGGAGCCGTGCACGCCGTCACGACCAGACACAGCAGCGTATGCAGCCTTCAAGTTTTCGAGAGACAGAGCCTTGGTGTCAGCTGCAGAAGCACCCGAGAAGAATGCCTGGTTGATGCCCTGTGCGTCGAACAGGGTAGAGAACACTACCTTGTCCTCAAGCTTGGCTGCACCAGCTGCGAGGCGCTTAGGAATCTGGGTCAACTTGTCCCAGTTCTTGTTTACGACATCTTCCCAAGTGAAGGGGAACACACGACCGTACTTGTCATTCTTGATCTGGACAGTGCCAGGCAACAGGTCAGCAGCCTTGTACTCTTCAGCTTCATTGACGTGCACGTAGTCGATGTCGCCTGCGAGGGTAGCCAGGGGGGTGGGGTTGAAGGACGACAGGCGTGTGGTCTGCGCCACCTTCTGCCACTGGGTTTCGTAGCCACGGTACAGGTCGAGAACTTCGTACTCGAATGCGCGACCCAAGAGGGCGGGGAAGTCGCTAGTAGTCAAGGCTTCCTGCAAGCGTGCCTGCGCGGAATATCCGCCACGGATGCCATCGCGTAGGATGGTTGCGGCTTCTGCTACGCGCTGGGTTGCCCCGGTGTCGCGTAGCTTGTCGTAGTTGAGAAATTCACTCATTAGAATTTTTGTCCTTTACTTTAGTCGAATGCTACGCCTACGGGTGCAACCTCGATGGTTGCGCCAGCGGATGCGGAGGTCTGCAACGCGACACCCCAGATTTTGCCTGCACCAGTGGTAAGTACGCCGTCGGTGCCGAGCTTGACGATAGCACCAGCCTGCACGGTTTCCTTCACGGGCAGGCGGTATGAGCCGTTGCGCCAGATGGTGACCTTCTGTCCCTGCTCTGCGGTAGTCATTGCTACGCCTGCGATAGCGCCGATGCGGACGGGTGAACCGGATACGTACTTTTTGTCGGCGATGAGTGCGATGTGTTCGCCTTTGCCATAGGAAACATTAGTAGCCATTTGTTTATAGCCCCTTCATGATCGAGAGAATGTCGTCAACGGTTGCGGACTGTGATTCCTGCATGTGTGCGCCCATACCGTATACGGGCGACTGTGCGCTCTTTGCAGCCAGTACTTCTTTGAGGGATTCCTGGACGCGAGTCTCAAATTCGTCATGGGTGAGACCAGCAGCAGACTCTACAAGCATTTTGCGGGTCATGGGTGCGTCTACGTTGCGGAATGCCTCAGCTACGACAGCCTCTGCGTCTTTCTTCGCACTCTCGGCTTGCAGCTCTTCTACTTTTGCTTTCAGTTCGTCGCGCTCAGCTTTCAGGTCTTCAACCTGCTTCTTCAACTCAGTAACTTCGGGTGACTCAGCTTTAGGTGCATCCTGCGTAGGTGCGGGTGCGGGCTTAGTCACGGGTACGCCATCAGCTTCAACAATGTCATTAGCCATGCCGTCCACCTCTCTACTAGATTCCAGGACGGCAGTAATTTTCCCGCCGCGCCCCGGCTTCGTAACAAAATCAACAGAATCTACCTGCGTAATCTCTTGGATCACACGGTCTTTTCCAGGCGCCATTATACCAGACGCATTTATAGACACGCCTATATACGGAGCACGCTCACGAATGAAATCCCTATACTCAGGGAAAATCTTCGCCCGCCCAACCAGAGCGCCCGAATCATCAACAACAGGGCGACCATCAATCACCCCGGCAAGCTCACGAATGTCACCCTCAGGGCGAGACGCACGCTCGCTACCTGTCGCATGATTCATATACATGTGAACAGGCGAATCCCAAATAGGCGACTCCGCGAGTTTCTTAATAGTCTCAGGCGGGTACTCACCAGAGCTACCCTTACCGGGTGTAATGATAGTCACAGCCACGAGAGAGCCAGTCAGCTCACCATCATCTTCGAGTAAATGCACACTCGACATTATTTCCTCCTAGCCAAAATATCGGACAGGTTACGTTGCGTCCAATACATAGAGCCATCATACCAGCGTGCACGCCGCGACAAGTCAGACCACACAATAGACCCATCCGCCAAACCGCGCACAACCTCCATACCCTGAGGCGATGAAGCGACACCAGCTATAGCTTCAACCTGCGAATCAAAATCCAGTGAGTCAAACCACTCCCTACCCGAGTTATGAGTGGTAATGTCAGGATACTGACTTAGGAGAGGTGCCATGACGCAGCGGCAGTTTGGGTGTGAGTGTAGTGTGCCGCTTAAATGTTTTTCTCCGTGGTGGGCGATGCATGATCGGCAGGTGTTTTTGTCGAGTTGTGCTACCCATTGCCAGCCTTCGGTTTGGGTGTGTTGGGTGAGTGTTTGGGTGGTGTGTCGTGTGGCTTTTTGTGTGGCTATGTTTATGCCTAGTGTTATTGCGGTGGCTATTTGTGTGATTTTGGTTTTGAGGCTGGTGAGTGTGATTTTTTCTGTTGGGGGTGGGGGTGTGGGTTGGGGGAGTGTT